AAAACGCCGTCTTGTCATACCTCTCGAGCCACGTCTTGCGATCGTCGGCACGCTTCTTGTTGAACACGCCGTCAATGGCATCGTCGCTTCCCGGTCCTTCGTGCAAAAGCTTGACCGTCTTGCGCACCCTCATGTACTCTTTAAATTCCACCGAGGTCGACGTGCCGAGACCCTTGAAGTACTTGATGGTCCAGCCCGATCCAGGTTGCGTCTGCTTCCAGGCTTCGTATTCGCCGTCATTGTAAAACAAGAGCGTCTGATTCGCCTTTTTCGCACGCAAAATGGGCGTGTTCATAAAAGACAAGAACCCCGTGAGTTTCAACAACGACGGCCACTCACTGTGAAACAGATTGATGACGAGTCCCTTGATGTGCGATCCGTCCAAATCTTGGTCCGTCATAATCAACACCTTGCCGTAACGCAGACACTGGTAGACTTCGTCGAGGGTCTTGTAGTCGCGTCCCGCCTCCAGACCCAGCACCTTTTTAATGTCGGCAATTTCCTTGTTTTCCGACACCTTTTTGGTGTTTTCCCCGCGTACATTGAGCAACTTGCCCTTGAGCGGATAAATGCCCACGGTGTTGCGATCCTCGCTGGAAAGTCCCGAGACAATGCCGGACAAGGCCGACAATCCTTCGCACAAAATCAAGACGCAATCTTTCGAATGATCCTTGGTGCCCGACCAATTGGCGTCGATGAGATTGGGAATGCCGCGGATATTCTTGGTTTTCACGCCGTCCGTCTTTTTCGCCAGTTTGTTGTCTTTGGCTTCGCTGAGGGAACAGGCCACGTCCATGACCCCCATTTTGGCCACTTTTTCCACAAAGGCATCCGACACGGTGCATGCCGATCCAAAGCGATTCGACGGGGTCGACAAGAATTCCTTGGTTTGACTGTCAAAGGTGGGATTCTCCACGTCGCAACGCAAAAAGAGAATCAATTGCTCCTTGATCGACGTCGGGGAAACCTTGATCTTCTTCTTCTTTTCAATGTACTCGGCCAGCTTCCGCGTGAGCTGCGACGTAATGTACTCGACGTGTTTTCCCCCCTTGAACGTGCAAATGCCATTGACAAAGGAGACGTGCATGAATTCGCCGGTCGTGGACAAGGCCACGGCATACTCCCAGCGGGGATCGGATTGTTCATAGACGCGCTTCGTCTCGTCCTTGGCGCCCACGTAGAGATCCACATAGTGCTGGAAACTCTTGACCGGCACCTGCGTCAACTCGGCGTCTCCAGGACCGCGAAAGGCCACCTTGACCTTTTTGGCAGTCTGATCGGTGAGAGCAGCCATGTCGTACACGCGCTTCTTGAACAGGGCGACCAACTCTGGCGTCAAGGTGATCCCAAGACGTGCATAATCGGGCAAAAAGGACACGCGCGTAAAGGGTTTCGTCGACGCGGACACTTTGGTGACCACGGGCTGGCCAAGGACGTCCAAATTGTTGCGAAACTCTTGCACATAACGGAGACCGCGCACGGCATCGACCGTCTCGAGTCGACCGTAGGTAGACCACACAAAGACGAGTTTGACGCCAAAGCCATTTTTACCCCCGACAATCTTCTTTTCCGTCTTGTCGTAGTTGGTCGACGTGCGCAACTGTCCGAAAATCATTTCGGGGATCCACACCTGCGTCTCGGGATGCTTGGCAACATCGACGCCGCTGCCGTCGTTCATCATGGTGATGCGTCCATCGGGCTCGACCGTGACTTGAATGGACGTGACCAACTGTTTTTCGATCATGGGAGAGTGAATCATACGAATCACATGATCGCGGCAATTGACAATGGCCTCGTCAAACAACTTGTAGAGCGCGGGGACGAGATCCATCTCTTGATGAACAATGCGTCCAGAGGCCTCATCAAAGATCCACATGACCTCGCGAAGCGTCTCGACGGAGCCCACATACGTGTCAGGATTGTCGAGCACGTGTTGCTTGTCCGTCTTGCTCTGGTAGTTGCGCGCCAACATTTCATTTTCCATGGTCGGTCGAGGAGGAGGTGTGACCGGGGGCGCGTCGTCGGGTGCAGAGTCGTGTTTCATGATAATCCCGAAAAAGAAGGAAAAGCAGGACTTTAAAAAAAACATGGAGTTAAAAAATTAAGCGGTCAAAGGATACAACATTCCATAGAGTTGAGGGATCCGTATACGTAATTGTCCGCGTTGACGAGGCAACCAAGTCTTCGCTGCATATTCTTGGACGATTAGCGCGCGCTGTTTCAATACGGATTTCCAACGGCGTTGTACCAGACGTAGCCAAAACGTCTTGTCGCACACTGCATAGGTATCGTCGGCGAGAATGATCAACTGGAGAATGCGTGGCGGCAAGGAGGGTTTCGCGATGCTGTACAGGTACAAGTAATGTACAACATCGGTAAAGGTATTGTTGAAAAAGGTTTTGGCCTGGACGGTATTGAGCAACACACGATCGGCAAGAGGACGCGAAGTTACGCCCAAATAGCGTTTTCCGTGAATAAATTCCGTGGGAGATTCGTTTTCAAACTCGAAAATGTCGTCCAAAACATCATTCATAGGAAGTGGATGGCGATGCGCGTATCGCGAGTGTTTTGACGCATTATTCATTCGCAAGATCAACCCGATACCCAATTTTCCTTGTTTCGCACCTCTTTGTACACCTCATCGTTTTGACGGACTATGAAGAAGAAGTGCAGTATCAATTTGGACCACGTGACCTCGGAGCAACTTCCTGCGTTACTGTCTACGCTTTCTATATTGGGCATTTCGTTCAGCTTGCACTACCATCAAGATCAAGAGGTCGACGGTGAGTTTTCGACGCGCGCAACAACAACCACCATGCATCCTCCAATGACACCCATGAAAGCCAAAGCCAAGCCATCGTCGTCGAATCCAACCATGATGTGCGCACACGCGAAATGTCCCAAATCGGGAGGATTTTACCGTCGCGATTGCTTTCCACGCCTCTACTATTGCGCGGAGCATAAACCCGACGAGAGTTACAAGACGCACAAGACGTTTACGTTTGAGGGACTTCAAGGACAACGACGTGAATCCTCTCCCCCTCACAAACGGGTTCGCCACGAGGCCACCGACTCCGCCGCCGACGCCGACGCCGACGACGACGATGAATGGCTGGAGAGTCGCAACCACCACTTTCCGTGTGATCCCATTCATCTCAAGACGCCTGAAAAAGTATAAACCAACGGTCCAACGCCACGACACGTCGTGGTTGGTCACTGATCAATTTGTTTCTTTGTAGATTGCCGGATTTAGGTACGCGTTGCACACCTTTGTACACCTCATTGTCCTGCGGTAAGGTATGGTATGTACGGGTCTTCTTCTTTTTACAAAATTGATCCCTGTAGTGATCTATAATCTACTACGGTACGCGTTGCACACCTTTGTACATTTCATTGTCCTGCGGTAAGGAGAGCGGGTGCACTATGTACGGGTCTTCGAAATCGACGACGACGGGTGCAGCAGCTGGATTTGATTTGACAACATGGTTGTTTGCAGAGGTTGGCTTGGAGCGCAACCCCACAGTACCGAGTAATGTGAAAACGGGTTTTACATATCCAGAGGTGGTGAAGCTGACCGACGCCGAAATGATGCTTACAACGGGATTGTTCGAAATGGTCACGTCACCGTTACCGGTATCCAGGCCACGCTGCTGGATGTTTCCGACAAAGGAATTGGAAAATGAGCTTACGTTGCGAATTCCGCACGAAGTTCGGAAATTTACACCCGTTCCAGTGCATCCGATTCCAGCGGTTGCTCCCGTTAAAAATAAACAGATGCGGCCCGCCAAGGCAACGCACGTCGTGGATGACGCAGTGGCGCGAAAAAAAGTCGCGGCGACCAAGGGAGGATGTAATCTATAATTTTCTTTTTACTGGACGATACATTACGTACAATGTGACCATGACGAGATTGACTGTTACAGACACTACACCGGCAGCCATGAGAGAGATGTCGGAAATGAAATAGCCGTGCAACAACCACAAGAGGCTCGTGAGTAAGAGCAAGAGCAACGAATACAAGGACAAGTCGTGAACACGTCGGGTGGTCCATGTTTTGTAGACTTGGGGTACAAGTTGAACGCAATTTGCCAAAGGGGCGAGCCAGGCTACGATCACAGGAAATGAAATCATATATTTCACGGTGATTTTCTTGCTCGTTTGCGTTGCGATTTACGCGTCGCCGACACCGGGGATCGCGATCGCGACCGGGTGCGAGAGCGAGAAGGAGGGCGGTCCGTCAACTGGGATCGCCAGAAATCGTTCAATTCTTCGCGCCAAATGTCCAACACAAACATTTTGACTAAATCCACCGTCCAGTCATGGGCGTCGAGACTCCGTAGCAAGTTTCGCGTGGCCCAAATACTTGCATCGTTTTTATACGGATGCCGCGTCGATAGTTGATGGATGAACGAAATCAAGAGATTCCGATTCTGTTCCAAAAAGTGTAGAAACTCTTGCGTATTTACGGATGGAACTTCTTCATGATGAATTTCCGGCAAAGGAAAGGCCAAGACCATAGTATAAACAAAGTGGGATACATTTTTTCGTAAAGAGAAGGGAAGCAAATTTTTCTCTGACCACTATTATATCCATGGACCCGTCTGAAATACTTCGCGACGATTCGTTTGTCCAGTTTGACTCGGATTGTGTGCGTAAACGCGCGAACTGGAGCAAATCAGCGGACGAATTTAAATTCGACGGTAAACACTTTGACCCCGCAGCCCTCCTAGCCGCGATTCCGTCGCACTCTCCCAAATTGCAATCGCTTTTAGATAAAATCAGTGCCTTGGACGATGCGGATCACAAACGGGACGGCAAGTACTACAAACATTTCATCTTTTGCGACGTCAAAGCCTCGGCGTACGGTGCCAAGTTGTTAGCCGCGGCGCTCATGGCCACAGGCATGACCATGGGGTACAAGGCCGACAAAATCATGTATGACGACGACGACGACGACGACGGCGAGGAAATGGAAGGAGGGAGCTCTGGAAAGAAGAAACGCAAACGGTTCGACAAGATCAAATTTGTAGACAACTTGCCGCCACATCGCAGTTTTTTCTTGCTCTCTTCCGTCGCTGTGTACGACCAACCCATTTCGGTGGCGATGAAAAAGACGATTTTACAAACATTTAATCAACGTCCCGCGAATGTGCATGGTAAAAACATTCGTTTCATCATCATGGACAGTGGATTCAAAGAGGGCATCGACTTGTTTGACGTCAAATACATTCATATTTTTGAACCTTCTGTCAATGCTGCCGATCAAAAGCAAGTCATTGGACGCGGAACGCGCACGTGTGGTCAAGAGGGTCTCAAATTTCACCCTACACAAGGATGGCCACTTTACGTCTTCATTTACGACTTGTCCGTCCCCGAAAAGTTGAGAGATCCGTTGTCGGAATCCATCTCTATCCACGACTTGTATTTGAAATCTTTGAATATTGATTTGCGCATGTTTACGTTTCAGAGCGAATTGGAAGACACGGTCATGTATGGTGCCGTAGATCGCGAGTTGACGGAAAATATTCACAGTTTCGCTGCTGCGGCACCCTCCCTGGAGGAAGAACGTGTGGGCGGCGACAGAAATGGATTATCTCTGTTGGGATCCCTCGCCAATACTTTGACGCGACCTCACGAGGCCATGAGTTTTAAAGAAATGCAAGAGTACATTCGCCAACATTTTCGAGACGCGGCGTGGCAACCCGCCAAGATGGAAAATATGTGCGCCAAAGCGGATGCGACCAAAGCGGATGCGACCAAAGTGGATGCGACCAAAGCGGATGCGGATGCGACCAAAGCCATCGAAGGGGGGGCTGGCGGCAACATAATCACATACAGTCCAACCCAAGACTTTGTTTCGCGGTATTTCACGCCACAAGCCCCGGTCAAGGGCATGCTGTTGTGGCATTCTGTCGGTGTAGGCAAGACCTGCAGTGCGATTGCAGCGGCCTCGGCCTCGTTTGAACCCCAGAACTACACCATCTTGTGGGTCACACGCACCACACTCAAGACGGACATTTGGAAAAACATGTTTGACCAAGTGTGCAGTGCCGACATTCGCGACAAGATCCAACGCGACGGCTTGAAAATCCCCGATGCCTACGCCAAGCGCGTCCGGTTGTTGTCCAAGGCCTGGAGAATTCGCCCCATGTCCTACAAGCAATTTAGTAATCTAGTAACCAAAGACAATGCCAACTACAAAACGCTGGAGAAAATCAATGGTGCAGCAGATCCGCTGCGTAAAACCCTGTTGATTATTGACGAGGCCCACAAGCTGTACGGGGGCGGCGATGCCGTGTTGTCGGCGCTGGAAAAGCCGGACATGGAAATGTTGCACAAGTCCATCATGAACTCTTATGCTGTATCCGGACAAGACTCGGTTCGATTGCTGTTGATGACGGCCACACCCATTACCGACAGTCCGTTGGAAATGGTCAAGTTGATCAATCTGTGCAAACCGTCATCGCAACAATTGCCGACGGAATTTCCCACGTTTTCGGCGGCCTATCTCGACGACAATGGCCGATTCACGGCCAAAGGCCGGAGCGATTTTCTGGATCAAATTGCGGGAAACGTGAGTTATCTGAATCGTACGAAAGATGCACGTCAATTTGCACAACCGCGAATCCAACACGTTATGGTGCCCATTGTCCCCAATAGTGACGACGTCTTGAGTCTCGACAGACGTCTGGTTCGTGCTATACACGAAAAGCCCATTTCGGCATTGAAGAAGCGCTTTTTGGACGAAAATGCCAAAATTGACGCCGACATGAAAGATTTGCACTCTTCTCGTTTTCAAGAATTGACACGACGATGTGACAAGTTTTCCGAGGATAAACAGCGGTCGAAAATGTGCAAAAAGTTGAGCAAAGCTGCAATCAAAGATTTGGTCAAAGAGGCTCGTAATCGTACAAAGAAGATTACATCGGATGTCAAGGAATTGCGCAAAGAAATGAAAGCAGCGAACGTGATCAAAAAAGATGATCTGAAACGCGTCAATCGTAGTAATAAGAAGACACTCAAAGAGTATGCCCAGAGTAGTTTTTATCAGCTCAAGTACAAATGTGGTAAGAAAATTCGACCAGAAACCAAATTCAGAGAATTTGCAGAAACCGACAGTGTCGTTGTAGGATTAAACGGCGATATTGAAGCCTATGGCGATCGCATTCAGGAGTTGAAGGTGGGACTTTCTTTTGCCAAAAAAGAGCACCGTGTCAAATTGAAGGAAATCCAACAGGCGGTGGCGGAAGAAAAAGATGCAGACCAGAAAAAGGCGAAACAAGAACATGCCTTGGCCACATTACGCTCGAGTATAAAGTCCAACAAACAAGTTGTCAATGAAGAAATTCGCAATCTGACAAAGAAGAAGAAACATGCCACAAGAGAGAAAAAGTCGCGTTTCCGAGAAATTCGAAAAGAACTCAAGCAAGCCGTTCGGGAATCGAAAAAGGCGCAACGTGAAGTGAAGAAACAAGAACAGGCCTTGCGCAAGACGTTGAAAAAACAGGACCGACTTCACGCTGAAATAACCAGCGACACCCTGCGCGACATGGTTCAACGCTATGGCCAAGAATTGGATCAGCAACTGCGAGGACTCTGAGTCACCATCCTAGCTGGCTGCACCTCTTTGTACACCTCCTTCTGGGCATGGATCGGAATCGGAAACGCAAGGCGGCGGCGGCGGCACCTTCTCTTCCTACTCTTCTCGACGCGTTGTTTACCGTGGATGAAAGTCCTCTTTTGAAACATTTGAAAGAAGACCATCCTACATATCAACGTTTTTTGGCGAAAAACGTGGGTTATAATCGTGTTATGTGTCTACTCAAAGGTTTGGAGAGACTCAAAAGTTTTTCCTCCTCGGAACGCCCGAAAACTTCGTTGGAAGATATTACGCTCCATCTGTGTTCTATTCTCGGCAAAATTAGAACAGAGGGGACTTAAACCAACGACAGAACCCGCTTGCGGGTTCGTCGTGGTCAATGACCAACCCAGACACAAGGTCTGGGTTGCGTTTATGCATGGGGATCGGATGGAAAAGACAATCTTGCCATGTTACTTTTTATCACGGACGAGTCGACAAATTGGCCGTTTTGTTTGTTCATTGAAACCGTTGAAGGTTGGATTGAAGAATCTGCTGGCGAAGAAGAGTGTGAGAAAGACATTGTCAGATGCGACAAACTCATTGTCGCCATGCAATATCTCACTGATTTGATACGGGGAAATCCTTCTTTTCGGGTCTGGGGGCCTGGGTATGTAACATTTGGATGGATGAAAATTGCCAAAAAAGTGTTGGAACACGAAATCAACCACCACCCAGCTTCGCAAGCTTCGGACGAGGATAAAATCGAGGATAAAATCAATGAATACATTGAACGGCTCGAAACTGATATTCCGGAATGGGAAGAGTTGTTTGCATGTGAGCTGGATCTGAACTAGCCCCCCCCCCAAAAAAAGTCAATGTTGTAGAAAAAGAATTAGACACTTGTTAGACATATAAACTTTGCGACGTGGCTACATATTTAAGCAGCCCCGCATCCATCTGTGACAGCAAATGAAGACACTCCACTTGTCCGTGCATTTCCGCAATGCTTGACAATTCCTTGACAATGGTGGAAATTTTCAAAATGGCCTTGTTGAAATCTCCGGCAGAGACGCCCAACATGGCGTGCAAATCAATCAAGAAAATGCGACATTCCACCTCGTCTTGACACCGATACCAACGTATGACCCAATCGATCAAGTCGAATTTCAAGTCGTCTTCGTGAGTCTGAGGCGGCACGTCTTCCAAGTCACCCAAGCGCCGATACGCTTGAAATAGCGATTCCGCATAGTGTTGCACCAAGGGATCGTCGGAATGAGGACGCTCGTGTCGCACCTGTTCTTTGACCTTGACGTCGGTAAAACACGACAGAATGCCGGCAATCTGGGCCGCATCGGTAATATCCGAAAACCACGACCATTTCGTCAATTGTTGCGCTAGGATGAGAGGATGAACTTCGGCGAGACCCGCGGCCATGGTTCCCAACGGCGTCGACAAGGTAAACTTGCCGCCTTCTTCTACCTCTTGTAAAAACCCCTCGTCCAACATGATCTTACAGACACGCGCCAGCTGTTGTCGCATGTGTTGTTGCAACTGTTGCATGTCCTCGTCCAACAGTTCCACGTGGCGGGTCAACATGTCCAACTCTTTGACGCGCTTCACATCGGCCAAACACGACGGGAATTTCTCCACCACGAGTTTCATGTCGCGATCGAGCGCTTTGCGCTTCTTGTTGACCGCCGTCTTGAGGGCCAGTTCCATCTCCACATAGACACGACACGCGTCCAGGGGCATCTTCAACGTTTGTTGCAACGCAGTTTCCACGCGATCTCGTTCTTTACGCGCAATTTCAAACTCTAGAGAGCGTTGATGGAGCATGGAATCCACATCTAGACGTCGCATCGACAAATTGGCAAAGACGCAGCACTCCTCGACCGACAATGCCGTTCCTTGGACAAAGAGGTTGAGCAATAACGAATAGGAAATGGAAAATTTCGACACCAATTGTTGCGGTTTGCCACTCAAGAGATTGCGATACTCGGACACGGACATTGCCGGGGGTAACAAATTGGTACAGTGGATCACATGCCCCACCGTGTCAATGCCGCGCCGGCCCGCGCGTCCGGCCATCTGGGTATACTCGTGGGCATACAGCAAACGTTCGCGTTGTCCGTCGAATTTGGAGAGTCCAGTGAAAACGGCCGTTTTGATCGGACAATCGAGACCAATGGCAAACGATTCGGTGGCAAACAAGACCTTGATGTACTTCTTGGCAATCATGAGCTCGACCATTTCGCGCAAAATGGGAATCATCCCCGAGTGGTGAATGCCAATGCCCTTTTCCAACAAACTGACGACCAAGCGATACTCGGGCATTTGCATGTACTCGTGAAAATTGGGCAACTTGCGCAAAATCTGCTCACATTCGCGGGCCACGGTGTAGCCCACTTTGCTATCGTCCTCCAACACGGGAATGGTGATTTCTTGCGCACACGTTTCAACCAATTTGCGACTAAAGACGAAGAAAATGGCGGGCAACATGCCACGATCCCGCAAAAAGAGCGTCAGTTGGTTCAAGACGAATTTCCGCGGACTCGCAATCTGACCGTTTTGTAGCATGGTCAACAGCTTCTTCGTCTTGTGGACATTGGCTTCCATGAAGACGCCGTTGGGCGTCAAGAGAGGGATCAAGTCTTGCGTTGTAGCCCGGATCCATTGCTCCGTTTCCTTGTCCGCCTTGAACACTTTGAGCCCCGATTCGGGCAAGGTCACAAAGGCATAATGCGTCAACGGGACGACGCGATGTTGAGTCGAAGCCAAGACGACGGGTTTGTGTTTCGTCGTCTCGATCCATGTAGCAAATCGCTCGGGGTTGTCAATGGTGGCACTCAACATGACCATCTGAACATGTTGGGGCAACATTAAAATGGTCTTTTCCCAGACGTGACCGCGATCCACATCGTTAATGTAGTGAATTTCGTCAAACACGACGCAGGCCAAATCTGTCTGGACATTGAGTTGAAAGTCGAATGCGCTCGAGGTAGAGGCAATCGTAGTGTTGGATCGAAACAGGGCATTCATCAAGATTTCCGTGGTCATGATGAGCACTTGGGCGTCCGGATTGGTTTTAATGTCGCCCGTCAGCAATCCAAAGGAAATGTGGGGATACTTGCGCGAAAATTCGGCATACTTTTGGTTCGAGAGTGCCTTGATGGGACTGGTGTAGACGACTTTTTTGCCAAACTGCGTGAAATGCTCGAGTGCGAATTCGGCCGGCAAAGTTTTTCCCGATCCCGTGTGCGCCGTGACCAAGACGTGATGTCCCTCGACGATGCCCTGGATCGAATGTTTCTGAAACGGACTCAGTGCAAATGGAAATCGCGCAAAGGCTTCCCGCAAAGTCAATGTCTCACCGACGTCGTCGTCGTCGTCGTCGTCGTCCGGATAGACTTGGGTGTCGCAGACGATGACCATTTCTTTTTCTCTCTACGTAGTAGTAGTAGGAAAGATGGACTTTCGACTGGTGGATCCGCCTCTCTACGGAGTGCCAACCGATGTGGTCCAGTACCAACACGTGGAACGATTGCAAGAAATTGACCAACGCGTCTTGTCGCGATTTGTACCCGATGGTGGTCGTCCACCCTTGCCGCCCAACTTTGATCCGAGACCAGCCATGACCAAGTATGCCCTTTTTCCCATGTTGGACAATCGCATGCCGGCGACCATTCCGATTCAGCCGAATTACGCGCCGACAGAAAACACCCCCTTTTCACCAAATCAAACGGGTCCCGTGGCTGGATTTCAACGCAACGTCGACGTCGAGACGGAGTTGCGCAACCAAGTCTATGCCTTGCAAAAGAATGTTGATCAGACGGCCTATGTTCCGTCCACTGCGTCGGATCTCTTCCACGTCAAGCCTGTCCCGGGGATTGGAACCGGAGAAAACCCACGGCATCCCCTGTTGTTCCAACAATTTTCCTTTGCCGCCACCCCGAGTATAGTGGATCCCAAAATCGGAAGCGAGTTGTTACACAACAGTACCCGTACACAATTGCGCGAATGATGGATAATAATTCTGTACAGATCATAGATGCAGCTACGATCTATACTTTTTGCGACAAAACCGGAATACTACTGGGTTTCCTTGATGATCTTTTTAGGCATTGTCATGGTCATCATTTTATGTTGGAAGCGTGTGGACTTTGCTTCGATACACGAGGGATTCCAACAAGAACAACCGTACTTGTACGTCGTCGGCGATCAGGTCTATTCGGACCCTCTCTACGTTTCCATGTACAATCGTCTCATGCTTCCCCAAGATATTCTTGACAATATCGTGGAGCAAGTGGTGGAGATGACCCAGCCCTCTGTCAACAAGAGTTCGTTGTTGGACCTGGGGTCGGGCACGGGGACTCTCGCAGCCAAATTGGCCAAAAAAGGGTTGACCGTGTTTGGCGTCGACAAGAGCGGGGTCATGATTGAGAGTTCCAACAAAGAGCACGGATACATACCCACCTTGCAATTCAAAGAGGCCAATTTTCTAGAACCGATGCTGTGGGAATCGGGATCGTTTTCGCATATTTTGTGCACGGGATTTACATTGTACTTGTTGGAAGAGGCGTCGTCGAAGCGACGGTTGTTGGAAAACAGTTTCCATTGGTTGCGACCGGGAGGATACTTGATTATGCAATTGGTCGATCCCGACAAATTCCAGACGATTATTCCGGGGGGTAGGCCGCCGATTCCCTTGCCACCGAGTCAAGAACGCGTGGTCAACACGGTGATTGACTTTGTGGATTTCGAATACAAGGCGAGCTACAAGCAAGACGGTTCCAACATGCTCTTGCACGAATCGTTTGTGGATGGATTGACCAAAAATGTGCGTCAGCTGGAACAAACATTGTCCATGTGTCCGGTGCGCGACGTTTTGGCGATGGCGGTGCGATGCGGATTTCAAGGGCAGGGATATGTCGAGATGAAGCATGATCCGCACCAGTACTTGTACGTGTTTGTAAAACCGGCGTAAATTCCTCGATCATGCATCGAGCAAGCGGTGCTTTTCAACGGCCGTCACTTCGGCCAAGATGCTCACCAGTTTCTTGGATGCGGCCTCATCCATGTTGGATATATTGCGCGATATATTGTACCAGATCTCGTAATCCGGACTGTCGGACACTTGATATCCAGGATTTTGATCGCACCATGCATCATTCTTTCGTACATACATGACTTCGCGCTTGACATCGGTGCAATGAATCGGTCGCTCCTGCGTGTTTTTCTCCCGCAACGCTTTGATCAAAATGCGCGACATGCCCTGCACATATCCCACCTCGCTCAAGTGTTCGAGATCCTCCATGCTGACTTGAATATCCGTGATGAAATCTGACAGTGTAATGGCGTCTTTGCATTCTTGGTAGAAGGACGGACAAAATCCTTTTTATCATGAAAACAAAGATTTGCGTAGTATAAGTCGTGAATATTCCGCTGCGTTATATACCACAGCGGGAAAAATGGTCCACATCGATCGAGATATTTTAGCGTCGCACGATTTCGTTGTTTCCGCAAATTGCGTGTACCTTGAAACCATTTTTGTCAACTTTGTTTCGAGGTACAGTGTATATACAGCCAATGGTGCGTTTTACGCCGGAAAACAAAGAACAACTGCGTGATGCAATTAATGTGATGAACAAACGGACGGGAATCCACACGGAACATGGACACATTAACGACTGGGACGTCAGTCGCGTGACCGACATGTCTGATATTTTTAGTGGTTTAGCTGGGTTTGACCAGCCTTTAGACAGGTGGGACGTCAGTCGCGTGACCGACATGTCTAGGATGTTTGAAGCATGTCTTGCCTTCAACCAGCCTTTAGACAGGTGGGACGTCAGTCGCGTGACCGACATGTCTTGGATGTTTTATTATTGTCGTGCCTTCAACCAGCCTTTAGACAGGTGGAATGTGAGCCACGTGACCGACATGTCTAGGATGTTTAGTTATTGTCGTGCCTTCAACCAGCCTTTAGACAACTGGAATGTGAGCCACGTGACCGACATGTCTAGGATGTTTCAATACTGTCGTGCCTTCAACCAGCCTCTAAACAAATGGAATGTGAGCAACGTGACTGACATGCACGAGATGTTTAGTGAATGTTTTACCTTCAACACGACTCTAAACAACTGGAATGTGGGCAACGTGACCAACATGGGAGGAATGTTTGCTCTTTGTGAGGCCTTCAACCAGCCTCTAAACAAATGGAATGTGAGCAACGTGACCGACATGGGATCGATGTTTGTAGGATGTTTCGCCTTTAACCAGCCTCTAAACAAATGGAATGTGAGCAACGTGACCAACATGATGGAAATGTTTGATGAGTGTTCTTCCTTCAACCAGCCTCTAAACAAATGGAATGTGAGCAACGTGACCAACATGTCTTATATGTTTAGTCGGTGCGATGACTTTAACCAGCCTCTAAACCACTGGAATGTGAGCAACGTGACGAACGTGGAATTGATGTTTCGAGAATGTCATGCCTTTCACCAAGTTCTTCCGTGGAAACTTCATGTCGACGTAGAAACAAGGAATATGTTCTTTGGAAGTCACGGGTCGTTGTTGGAAAGACGCAGTTCGGGCACCATCCGTCGCCGCAACGGGGAGCTCGCCCATTCGATCATCAAGCGCTCCAACCATCCCAACATGATGCGTTTCGACGACGATCACATGTCGCCTATTGAAGCCGATGCACCAGACTACATAGAACGTCTCATGGCCAATGTGCGCAAAAAGAGCCCTGAACTCTTGGTAACGACGACGACGCGACGCAAGCGCAAGCGGTCTCGGTCACAATCCGAGTCCGATGCACCAGACTACACACGGCGTCTCATGGCCGATGTGCGCAAGAAGAGCCCTGAACTCTTGGTAACGACGACGACGCGACGCAAGCGATCTCGGTCTCGGTCTCGGTCACAATCCGAGTCAAGGAAACGATCGGATAGAAAATAACTTGACAATGTGCTGTGCATGGTGGTTAATTAAAAGCGGTCCACATCGATCGCGCGATAACTAGCGTCGCACGATTTCGTTGTTTCCGCAAATTGTGTGTACCTTGAAACCATTTTTGTTAACTTTATTTCGAGGTACAGTGTATATACAGCCAATGGTGCGTTTTAGGCCGGCGAACAATGAACAACTGATTCACGCAATTTGGGATATGGATGAAATGACGGGAATCCACACGGAACATGGACACATTAACGACTGGGACGTCAGTCGCGTGACCGACATGTCTAGGATGTTTAGTGGTTTAGCTGGGTTTGACCAGCCTTTAGACAGGTGGGATGTGAGCAACGTGACGAACATGCGTGAGATGTTTAGTGAATGTGAGGCCTTCAACCAGCCTCTGAACAGCTGGAATGTGAGCAACGTGACCGACATGCGTGAGATGTTTGTAGGATGTTTCGCCTTTAACCAGCCTCTAAACAAATGGAATGTGAGCAACGTGACCGACATGGGAGAAATGTTTTGTAGTTGTCATGCATTCAACCAGCCTCTGAACAAGTGGAATGTGAGCAACGTGACCAACATGGAAATGATGTTTGATGACTGTCATGCTTTCAACCAGCCTCTGAACCACTGGAATGTGAGCAACGTGACCGACATGGGCAGCATGTTTTATAATAGTCATTCCTTCCACCAAGTTCTTCCGTGGAAACTTCGTGCTGGCGTACGCACAGCTTATATGTTCGTTGGAAGTCACGGATCGTTGTTGGAAAGACGCAGTCCGGGCACCATCCGTCGCCGCAACGGGGAGCTCGCCCATTCGATCATCAAGCGCTCCAACCATCCCAACATGATGCGTTTCGACGATGACCACTTTTCGCCCATCGAAACCGATGCGCCCGACTACACACGGCGTCTCATGGCCAATGTGCGCAAAAAGAGCCCTGAACTCTTGGTAACGACGACAACGCGGCGCAAGCGCAAGCGGTCTCGGTCTCGGTCTCGGTCACAATCCGAGTCAAGGAAACGATCGGATAGAAAATAACTTGACAATGTGCCGTGCATGGTGTGTGTGCTGAAAGGTTCTCCGGTTAATTACCGAAGAAACGTCCTACACGCTCAAAGATGGCATGCGCTTTGCCACACACTGTCCGCAAACACTCGCGCACCTTGGCATCATCCCCCGCCTCTTCAAATGCAATCCGCAGCATCGAATTCTCGTCATGAGGATGCTCCTTTTGGAATCCGCAAAAGGAAATGCGGTGATCGCCATCGTCGGTGTCATAATACGTCTCGAGCAACAAATACACCAACAAATTCCCCAGCGTGTAGTCCTCTTTCACCAACGTGACGTCGTAACAGTGGTCCATAGAAACGGCATCGGATCGACGAACGAGCACTTGATTGTCGCGCACATTGTCGTAAAATGCCAGCACCTTGTCTTGCAGGATCTTGCACGCCGTCTGGAGCAATTCTTCGTTGCTGTAAATGCCAATGGTCTGCACGACAAAGTCAAAGGAATTGGGAACAAAATGCCGCTGGGCATCGAGACACAGGAAATCCTTTTTTTTCCCAGCAATTTCCGCGGTCGACAACTTGTCCTTGGTCTGGAGCCGGTCCAGTTCTTTTTCCCACACGGCATCCAAGTGTTCTTGCTGCGTGTTGTGAAAGGCGCATTTCGACACCACGTTGAACGAGCAGTTTTCTTTGGCCGATCCGACGGAAAATTGTGCAACCAGGTGCAAATGTTCGCCCGGGATGGTGTCGGCCAGTTTGGGGCGCAATCGTGCAAATTCAATAAAGGACTGCGTCATGTCATTCTTGGGAAAGATTTGCTGCGACACGGTGGTGGGCAAATAACGCTTGGAACCATCGTCGGCGCCCGTCTTGACCCGAAGTCGGAAATCCTCGGTGGTGACCAATCGCAACGAATCTTCGGCTTGCACGTTGACTTCAAGTTCCACGTGATTTGGCAATCGATCCAGCCACTTTTCCGGCGCGTCTTTTAAGCCATGGTCCCACGACGTGACGTGTTTGCTGTGAATGGGAATGAGGCTGAGACGGTGTTTGAGAATCTCATTGGTCAGGCGACCCGTATTCACTAAAATCTGGCACTGCGGAGAAGAAGAATTCGCCGCCGACGACGACGCCGACGACGACTCGATCGATTCGGTGCGAATGACGTTGATCGGAATGTCGCTCAACAAGGTGCGGCGCAAGGCATTGGCCACGCTCACGTCTACGTTTGAGAGACGAAAGTGCAACGTTTGCTGCTGCTCTTCCGACAGGAATTTGTAGTTGATCTTGGTGGCCAAAGGCTCCGATGTGGCATGCGATGTGCTCATGGATACAGTACACTATGATTTTACTAAAAAACATGAACTCCTCATGATGAATTCATGTTTATAAGGATTTTACTCTTCTTTTTTTCGTTAGATTGGACAGCGGTCGACTTCTCTTTCTCGTATTCGTTCGTGCGGCGGGATTTGACTTTACCCAACCGTCAGCGAGTTCTAATAGTTGCAAATCTTTCTCTTTAAAATCTTGACGAGTGAATGGATCTCGTCGAATGTTGTTTTGATGCAGATACGCCAACGCCTCTACGCTGTAGCACCGGTTTCTAAATTTCACGATCCGTCCCTCTTTGAAATCGTCATGCATGATGGGACAAATTGTGTCACCGTTGCATTCGTCGAGACTGATTGCAAATGGTAGTACTTTCGTAATGAGTTTTCCATGATGAAATTCTACATCAAAATCCTTACCACCCACCATCTTAAATGTACCTTTTCCGTGACGTTTCAGTTCCTTGTCCCACGGTCCTTCATAACTCAGTCCACTTGGATACGTGATTTTCGGTTCACCATTGTAAAATTCTGGACGAAAATATTGTTGACCTATCTTGTATGGCGGTTTTTTGTAACTGTAACTATAAACAATTCCGTCTGGCATTGTTGCAACACATTTAAATAAATTAGCATTAGCGTGTTCAACCGTAATATTTATGTATGAGACAGGATCGTAGTCTACTAAAGTTTTTATTTTTCCACGCCAAAATTCGCCATCTTTCCAATTTCCTATACTTTCGTTTTCAAGAATACCTTCCCCCCCTGTCTCTACTATTTCTGTTCCTTGTCCATGTCTTAAACCCAGTTTGAAATGACCTTGAAATGTCGAATGTTCGTTTGGCTCTATATCATAAGTATTACGAATGGTCCCCGCGCCATCCACAATATCCTTATTCCACTGACCTTCATATGTTGTCGTAGTTCCGTCATCATACACTTTAAATATACCTTGACCATGTTTCATTCCATCTTTCCATTCACCCTCATATTCACAAGAAAACCCTTCATCATTCGGATCCCAACCCCCCAAGTCGTACGCAGGTGTACCATAATCGTAAGAATATGGCAAATTTCGAACGAACCCATCATGATCATCGATAATCCCGTCATGAACGTCTTTCAACCAGGCCTTCTTTGGCCAGGTCATTTTACCGTGACCTTCAATGACATCATTGTTCCATCGGCCTTCATACACTCGGCCATCTTCGAAAGTATATTTTCCCTGACCATGGCGAATACTCCTTGTCTCCCCGGTGTATCCAGGTATGCTCATTTCTATAGAATGCCAAAAGATAATTACTCGCTGCCAAAAAAGCCCCCCTTGCGGTGAAACGTGCGACGGCCTCGTTCACCGACTTGTTCTGATGAATGCGAAAATCCACCTTGTGATAGCAACTCTTTTCAAACACGCGCAGGGCATTCGTGGTGAAACGCGTCGTAGTTTTGGCCAACATGTAATGTGGTTTCAACCACACAACTGTTTAAACGCAACCCAGACACAAGGTCTGGGTTGGTCATTGACCACGACGAACCCGCGTTCTGTCGTTGGTTTATATTGTTTTTTTTCTATTGTTCGTAAATAAACATGAGTGAAATGAGAACAAACATGAGGATAAAGGGCAGCAACAACACGATCCAGGCAATGCCGGGGGCACCTGCGCGGCAAATCAGGTTGAGCACCCAGGTCCAGAACAAGATGTAAATGGCCTTGATGATGAAGATCATGGCCGTGCTGCTGACGTTGCAGGTGAAATTGCCGACGCAGTACTGATTGACCATGCCGACATTTTGGTACAACAATACCACCAAGGCAATGGAAGAGATGATCAAGTAAATGTACGAAGGGGTACACAAATTACGCAAGCCGGCGACCATGATATATAGACAAACAAGGAGAAAGAAAATTTTCTAAATCATGCTGACCGGTTTTGCGTCCATCGCAATCTGCGTCGGTCCAACAAAATTGTTCATGCCCCCAATGGGCCATCCGGGATTCATAGGCGATGCCGCATACGTATCCAACGCATTATTGTTTCCCCCGTACATGATCCTCCGTCGACGTTGACTGCGACTTTTTCGCAAACGGTGGCGGCGTTGTTGGCGACGAAGCGTATATTTTTGTTTGGTATTCATATGCAACATGCAGAGAAAAATGCCTATTCAATGTCTACATGTGTCAACATGTGTCGCCGACAACATACATTGGTGAGTCCTAAAGTATCCAGCACTTGTCCCTCGACGGTTTTTTCCACTTCGTGATTGGCGATTCGCTCTCGTGTGAGATATATGACGTCCTCCAGCGACTGCTGATCGCCGATTTTGCGCTCTCGCACCTTTTCGAGATAATAGCGGTACTTGTCGGCAATTACATTTCCACAAGTGAAGCACTTGATGGGGATAATCATGGTGTGTTGCTCGAGGTGTACTGGATGGAGAAAATTTCTTCTGTCGATATAATAGAATTGAAATGTGGAGAAGCGTCATCGTCCTATCCGTCGCGGCAATACTAATGGTATTGTTGTTGCTGGGATGGTTCGTGTATGATCAATCACGACAAGAAGGTATGGCAGATTTAATTACGTTTAGTCGAACCATAGAACGGATGTTCATGTCGCCGGATACCAGACGACCGCCCGGGGATGAATCCAACTATACGGTAATTGTGAGACCTACCTATAACCTTGAAACTGGCAACGTGACACCTGTAACGTACTATGTCCCCAAAGGATGGTACATTGTGATGATCAAGGAATACATTCAAGATCCCAAGAATGGGAATGCGAGTCCCGTGACGGCAGAAGTTCCGCGGATGACCATTTTGGACGAAAATTGCAAACTCGTCAATGGCAATGTCGCTCCCAAGAATGCCAACAAAAATTCGCCCGCCTGTATGTCGACACTGGATATTACCGGGATCAAGACGTCGGAAGCCATTTCCCAACAAATGGACAAGAACCAGAAATTGCAAATCGAGGATTACTTCAAGAATTATTCAAGCGACATTTTGGAATTCTACGGCCGTGATTTTGCAGCCGAGAAAAAGGTGGATCCAGCGTTGAAGACGGACATGGAGGACTATGAAAAAGCCATGAAAAGTGGTGAAGACACCGCATTTGAAGATTCGCAGGCGGCACTCGAAGCGGCCAAAAAAAAATTTAAAGATGCGAACAAGAAAAGCGAAGACAAAGACTTTGATCCAAACAAAAACCTGCTTCAATTTGACCCCGTCATGCCCGTGTTTTGGGACAATGCCCTCTTACAAAATAAAGACAATTTGATGCCCCTCTTTCGTGAACCCGGATCGTTTCGCGATTACGGCAAGACGTATGTACCTAGTCACGAAGACAGTGTATTTTACAGTGAAATCACCGGACTTCCAGAGTTTGCTGCCGTGAAAGGCACACCAGAGCAACTCGGAGGATTTTGCAATCAATTGGGTAACGACCAGGAGGCGCTCGAACAAAAATGCAACTCCCTGTCCACCGACGTCTGTGCATCGACCGATTGTTGCGTGATGCTCGGTGGCAGCAAATGTGTGGCTGGCAACGGACACGGTCCAACAACGCCGTCGAATTATAGTGATTTTACGATTCAGAATCGAGATTTTTACTATTTCAAGGGCAAATGTTACGGGAATTGTTATCAGAATGGAGCGTCGTCCATGTATGTCAACTCGGCCAATAAATTTCCCTACAAGGATCCAACAACGACAGCCATGGATGAAGCTACCAAGAACGCGATTGAAAACACCTGGAAGATGTCGAAAACTCCAAAGAAAGTCAAAGTAGGTTCTGTGATCGATGCCATGTATTCGGATGAAGGCGATTCTTATTCTAAAAAACATGGCAAAGGTCAATGGTATTCCGCAAAAATTACGAAAGATGTAAGCGAATTGGTGTGGGAAGTGGAATGGTTGGAACCACCCGTCAAAGGTGAGGTCGGATTTATTGAAAAAGATACCTTGCAAAGAGTGAAACCGAAAATCAAAATAGGGGATGTGATTCAAGTGCAGTCTTCGAATGGTTGGAAATCTGCGAGAATTACAAACGACGACGAAAAGAAAAATGAGTGGGAAGTTGAATTGACGGACACGGGAACAAAGGTGCGTGTGAATAAAGACACCTCAAAAGTTGTGACGAGTAAGTAGACCCTAATTCTCACACCAGTCTGCACTCTACAGTATGATTGAAAAGGAGGTTTTCTTCAATCGCCTGGGAATTTCGGTCACCTACTGGATTGGACAAGATGCCAAAGACAACTTTGACATTTTGGATCAGGCGTCGAGTTCGGATTTATGGTTTCACGTGTACAATGAACCGTCGTGTCATGTCATTGCACACTTGCCGGGCCAATTGGATCGCGACGATTTGCAATGTATCAGAACACGTGGCGCCGTAATTTGTAGAGAACATTCGAAAAAATCGAGTTCGACCAAGATTATGTGTGCCAAAGTGGAAGATTTGACCAAGGGAACGCGTGTTGGACAAGTCAGTGTTCAAAAATATCGATTGTTATAACTTATCTAGCATTTGCTGATATTTCGAAACTTTTTGCGCCGCTGGCGCTGAGGCCGCAGGAGCAGGAGTTGGAGCAGGAGTTGGGGCTGGGGCTGGAGCTGGAACTGGTTTTGGAGCAGGGGCCGCTGGAGCAGGAGCAGGAGCAGGAGGAGGAGCAGGAGCAGGAGCAGGAGCAGGAGCAGGAGCAGAGGCCGCTGGAGCTGGAGCTGGAGCTGGAGCTGGTTTTGGAGCTGGAGCAGGAGCTGGTTTTGGAGCTGGTTTTGGAGCTGGAGCAGGAGCTGGTTTTGGAGCTGGAACAGGAACAGGAACAGGAACAGGAGCTGGTTTTGGAGCTGGAGCAGGAGCTGGTTTTGGAGCTGGAGCAGGAATGGCTACATGAAAGTGTCTCAAACATTCATCCACTTCGGATTGATCCAATCCTTCT